TAATCTGACAACCGGGTTTGTGGCAATCGCGCCCGGTTCGGCGACGGAAAACTATTGGGCACCAATTGGATAATAAGGAGACATCATGGCAAGACTGCGGCGGCGATTCACAATCATTGATCACGAGGACGCAAACTGCGTGGAGGTTGGCAAAGCATATGTGCTCAGCCCAGCAAAGAATCCGGCCGATCTTGCGGCGCTTCATACGCTTGCGGAGAACGTTGAACCGGAACTCGCAGCAGACATACGTGCGCACATTGCTGAAATCGAATCGTTTCCGCACCGGCAACTCGGCAGCTACGGTGCGAAATGTTTACCTCACGTTACACATCCAAAAGTAGTCGAGTTTGCACAGAACCGATTGAAGGGAACATAATGCAACACATCAACGACGCAGGATTATCATTGATCGAATCATTCGAGGGTGAAAGACTACGTGCTTACCCGGACCCTGGAACTGGTTCTGATCCTTGGACGATAGGGTTCGGACACACTGCACAAGTGCATCCGGGCGAGATCATCACCCATGCCCAAGCAATTGCATTTCTCAAAAGTGATGTTGCGAATGCCGAGAATGCAGTCAGCAACGCATGTAAAGTAACGCTGACGCCGAATCAGTTCAGTGCGTTGGTATCGTTCGAGTACAACACCGGTGCGTTTCAGAACGGTGCGCCAATTGTGAAGTGCATCAACGCGAAAGATTGGCACGGCGCGATGACGCATTTGAATCTGTACGTCTTTCCACCGGCTGCAACGCCAGGGCTTACACGTCGGCGTGCAGCAGAGACAAAGCTGTTTAACACACCATGAACGTTCCGGCAAATTGGTTCCAGGATGGGCAGCATTTACTAGTGCTTGGTGGCGGAGTGATTATCTTCGCCGGTCAAGCGGTTCAGTTTTGGCGGCAGAACGTCGGCAACGAACGGGTGCGCGAACTGCACAACATCGTGCAGTCGAACGACAAGGAAATCTTGGGCGAATTGTCAGCCGCGCAAAGGTCGCTTGATAAGGTCGTGACCGCTATCGTTGGCCGCGTAGATCGACGCAAAAGCCCGCCGGGGAAGCCGCCGATATGGGCTAACGGGGGCGCAGGAAGGCGCGCTGGCGATGCAGGGGGACCACCCCCTGCACCGGCTTAGCTGTCGTCTGTGCCGTCCTTCGTCAGTGTCAGCGACACATACTCGACTTGCGCGCCTTTGAGTGTCGCGGCAAATTCATCGAGCGTGATGTCACCGCGCTCGATCATCGCTGCAACGTATGTATGATCCGGCGCACGAGTGTAGGCAGCAAGTGGCGCTGATTTGCTGTCGAGCAGCACGAGCAGCTTACCGTCGTCGGGTTTGCGGCGATCCTGTTTGATGCGGCGCGCTACATAATGATAGCCGCTGCCTTCATCGAGCGTAAACGACTTCGCATCAACATCGGTCGGTATGATCATGTTGAGCTTTTTCTTTAATGCGGCCTTGTCTTTCTCTAATTGCTTTTCAAGAGCTTGAAGACGCGCATATTCGCGAACGATCTCGATTGGATCGTTCACATAGTCTTTCTGCCGTAACTTTGCGAAGGTTCGTTTCTCTGAAGCGTTCATGATAGCATCCTTTTCTGTCGTCCAATCAAACGGCGGCGCTTCGCAGCGAAGTCGCCCCAATGTGCGTTGTCGATTATCACTTTGATCTGTCGTGCTTCTTCGAGTGTGAATCGGCGAGTTGTTTTGACACCGAACTTAATCCGATGGCGCGGTTCCGGTAGCGTTCCTTCACTGAAATGCTTACGCATGACTTGTGGATGACGACCAACGAAGTCCGCGAGTTGATTCATATCGAGCAGCCGTATGTTGTCGCTCACTGTGCCTGCGCTTTCTGTGTCAAATTGTCCGCGTGAAGCTCCTTCTTGTCGAGTACCTTCTCAATGCCGTGGTCGATAGTAAACTCGCCGTCAGGATGTTTCGCTGTCGGCGGTAACATAGCGAGCAGCGTATACACATTGATGCCGGTGTGCGCCTCTGAACCGATCCTGCGGGCACGAGCTTCAAACTGATCGACGTACGCCTGTGACCATTCTTTGTCGATGTGGATGATCGCAGACGCGGCGGTAAGGTTGATTGCTTCCCGACAAGCAGCAACACTTGCAATCAGAACGCTGCACTCGGGATCGCTTTGGAACCGCGCAATTGCCTTGTCGCGATCCGACATTTTCATTGTGCCAGTGACTACAACCGGATCAAAACCTCCAAGCTCGCGTTGAAGCTCGCTGATCACTTCGAGAAATTGGGTACCAATCAGAACTTTCTTGCCGCTGGCTACAAGGTCTTCGACCAAGCTCAGTGCTGTCGCCGTCTTTGATGACACATAGTCGCGTTCGAGGAATTGCGCGATGCTTGACGTTATCTGTTTGAGCCGCATGACGACGGTCTGCTTGTCGATCCGTTCGCCATCCTCATCAACGAGCGTGTCGAGATAGAGCAATGACTGCTTCTCAGCAGCACGATAGCGCAGCGTTTCTTCGGGGTTGAGCATCACTTCAACATTAGTGCGAATGAACGGCGGCAGTCCCGGCATTTCCTCGTCTTTAACACGCCGGATCATGGAATTACCAATCATACCGCGCAGTTTCACGAGGCCGTCCGGTTTGTAGCCAACCACCATCTTGAGTCGCTTTACTCCACCGGGCGAGTACGTGATCGTCTTTAACGTTTGTTGCTCAAATGTCTTCCACGGTCGCCTGTCGATCTCAAGCCAATTCAGCACGTTCCATGAATCCTCTGCTGAGTTCACAATGAACGTTCCGGTCATTGCTGTTTTACGATTCGCTTGCAGTGCATGGATCGCGCTTGCCTGTCGCGCTTGATTATCATTCAGCGGCGTTGACTTCGCTAAGTGAGCTTCATCTAACACGATCCAATCCCAATGTCGGCGTCCGAGTTCGTCAATGTCGGCGCGCATGGTCTGCCATGACACAACGAAGTAGCGGAGTAAATGATTGGGATCGCTCGTGAGCAGCTTACGACGTTGCGCGACAGGTCCGCGAAGCAAATGAATGTCACACGGAATACTGAACATCTCAAGCTCGTTGCGCCAATTGCTAACGCTTGATGCTTTGGCGACAATCAACACGTTTCGCATGTTCGCGCAGCCATCTTGACGGCGACCTTCTTCGTGAACGTATGACACGGCGTCGATGAGTTGCTTGGACTTACCAAGGCCCATTTCATCGAGCAAGAGGGCATACTTGTGCTTGATCAGCCAAGACGTGCCGGTGGCTTGGTAGTCGGCGGCAGTGAGGCCGAGGAGCGTGTTCTGCTCGCCCCATGTCGGGCGCAGGGGCCGAAGGTCGCCCAGTACTTCCGTAGGCTTCGTATGCTCGAACGGATCGGCGGGAACGAGGTCGAGCAGCGTTGGGTCCTCGATCTTGATCGCGCCGGTACCCACAGCTAGGCAGAACGCGGGGAAGCCGTCACGGGGCACCATCCATCCCCCCGGCGCAAGGCGCGCACCAGGGACGCTCTTAGCGGCTGTTATGAGCCACGGATCATGCCCGAATTGAAGCTGCACGGTATCGCCCTGGGCGACGGCAACGACACGACTCATAGGTTACCGAGTTCCCCGCTCGGCGCGAACTCTTTCCCACAGTATGAACACACTTCGTCTACGGAAATAGGCTCGTAATCGCACAAGCATCTCGGACTTTGAGGCTCCTGTTGACCTTCATTGCAGTCAGACCCATGCCAAAGTCGCGAGCCGTTGGAGTGATAATGCCAGCGGGTTCCGCCAGCATATCTACGACACGTTATCGTCGGCTCGTTGTTCAACGGCTCAACCCCGGATCGACTCCACGAGCATGTTGTGAAAGGCAACAAGCTCATTGAAACAGGTATTGCGAGCAAGTTCCCAAGCCTGGGCGATTGCTGCATCGCCGTCATCTTCATCGATCTCGATCTCGACGTGTGCAGCAGGCTTTACGTTTGCGTACCGGTCAGCGTCGTTGCGCGTCAGCGGTTCGAGCGGTGTGGTCTTCTCAAGCGTGAATGCGATGGTTCTAATTTTCATTCGTTGCTAACTTCAATTGTGGATTGAGCAATGAGTTGAGTACATGACGTGATAGATCGTAACACAAACCCATTGCATTGACATCCACGGGGGCGTAGTATGACGGAACGCCTTTACGCAATGAAAAAAGCCCCGGAATCATCACCCCCGAGGCTCATTCATTGCTCACTAACTTGGAAAGGATCAGAACTCCGTTGCAACAACAGACTAACACGCGCAGCGTTGCGCGTCAACCTCGTATACGTTACGGCAGCATTAACGTTCTACAAGCGGCGCATTTAACGTCATACGCGCAGTTCAGAACATTCTACGTCCTGACAACGTACGCGAACGAACATGGCGTATGCTTTCCATCACTTGCAACGTTGATCGCGGAAACAAAGCTATCACGTCCAAGCGTGTACCGCGCACTAACGCATTTATTCAAGACCGGTCTTGTCACGCGCATGCAGCATGACAACCGGTTTTTTCAATTGCACGAGTCGCCGCTGGGCGACACGGAATGTCTCACTAATGAGACGGATTCGGCGCTTGAAAGTCTCACGGCTGATACATCAAAGTCTCATGGGCGAGACAGCCTTCCTTATAGCAACAAACCCAATGAACACCCCCAAGGGGGAGAGGCCGACGTGAGCAATCCCAAGATCACGAACATCACGAGCCGTCAGCCCAGCGCACCAACGCCAGTTCGCGAGTTCGGCAAATACAGCAAGCAGAAGCAATGGGCGGAAGCTCGCCCAGCTTCTAACGAATCACAACGCTTGGCAGAACACATACGCAAGCTCACCGGCATTGTGATCACCGACGCGCATAAGTTCGACACGGTGTCTTACGGTGAGCCTGTCTTACATCAGTACATCGACGAAGCGTGGGGCATTCGCGATGCGCTCAAGTCGGATCAGTTCGCGGTATTCAATGCTGCGAAGGTGTTGTATTACGCCGCCAATCGTGATCGTTTGCGTTTGAGCACTGGCGCGGATCGCAGGGAAGCGTACCTACGTGATCGCGTTGTTCATGTTGATCGCGTGTTGACCGAGATGTTAAAACTACCACGTGATCAACGACTCATCCAACTTGCCAAACTCATAGACGCGTTCCACGTCACGCGGCAAGAACTGTCAGGGCGTGTCGATCATGCCGAACTCGATGAGTTGTCTTCGTGCTTTGTCAATATCTGATCGTCTAGTGCTTGCAAACATACCGAAGCGTTATTTCACGCCGGATCGCGAACGTTTACTTCGCGCTGTTCCTGTGATTTACGATACTTACGTTAAGTTTGTTGATGAGTGGTTGCTGTATGGATCAAAACTCGTTGCAATCAGAGGTGCGGCGAAAGCTGGCAAAACGTCGGTTGCCACCGGCATTATGATCGAGATTATCACTCGTCATTATGATGCGAACGAGCGCGAAACGAATCCGTTCTTATATGTCAACGCACCGTCAGCGTTTGCCGAGATCGCGAGAACACGTTTCGTTGAGCCAAACCTTAATTCACGCATGGCGGAAGCTGGACTCTTGATCATAGACAACATCCACATGCTAGACGTACGCGATGTAGCGAAGTTGTGTGTGCTTGTAATGCAACGATGCGATGAGCAGAAGTCAACGATTGTAACGATGACTCCGACATTTGATACGAATGACGTGAGCTTTCAACAGAATGTATTAGAGGGAAGGATCGTATTATTGTGATCGCTGAGTTGCTTAGTCGTGTTGTGTCACATCACGAACTGATGCCGAACGACGCTCGCATGAAGAAAGTCTTCTTCGAGTCGTTCAACATCGAATGGGAGTATTTAGTCGATTATCATTCGCAGTTTCACGCGTTACCGAATGTAGCGACGTTCTGTGGTCAGTTTCCTGACTTTCCATACATTTCTACGGAACGCAATGCACAATGGCTGCTCGATGAAGTTGAGCAAACGTACATCGAGGGACTCAATCGTAAGATCACCGATGAGTATGCGGAACGCAACAAACTCAATCCGCGTGATGCTGCGAAGTGGCTTGGAAACGAGTGGCGCGCTACGCTGATGCCGTACGCTTCGATTAGCGTCGGCGTACCGGATGAGTTCACTCATGGTCTTGAATCGTTCACACGTTGGAAACATCGCGAAGGCGAAAGCACAACCGGCATTCCGAGTGGCTTTCACTTGCTCGATATGGAAACATCAGGAACGCAGCGTGGCGAGATCGAGATGTGGTTTGGTCGACCGGGTGAAGGTAAGTCGCTCTACTTACTTTATGGTGCGATTGCAGCTACACGAGCCGGATACAACGTCTCATATCTTTCGCCTGAGATGTCGATTACCGAAGTTCGCGCACGATACGATGCGTTCATGTTAAACGTATCAGCAAGAAAGCTCCTTGCGCGTAGCATGTCGCCGGATGAGTTTGAGAGTACGTTTGCGTTCGCGAGGACAGTATACTCATCGCTCGATTCATGGGGTGAGATGTATGTACGTGAAGCGCAGGGGCACGCGGGGCGATTCACCGTAGCGGACTGTGCGCGGATCATCGAACTCGATCATTGTGATCTTCTTGTCATCGACGGGTTGCTATTCATTGACCCAACCGACATGAACGTTGATGTCCGTAAACGACTCACGACGCTGATGGAAGAACTCAAAACACTATCGGTCAGTTCCGGCGTACCGATTCGGCTCGCACACCAAGCGAATCGTAAAGCAGACGAAGTTAAGGCGAAGCGCAAAGGCTGGCTCACAGATTACATTCCCGATCTCGGTAACTTCGCGGAAGCTGGCGCCGTCGAGCAATTTGCTAATAAGGCGATTGCCATTCGTCAAATCGGTAATCGTGTATTCCTCGCGCTTCGTAAGAATCGCAACGGTGAAGCCAAGTTGTTCATGTCATTCCACCATGACATAGATCGCGGAATTATCTCGGATGCTAAGGTCGAAGATGGTTTAGCAGAAGTTACGCGAGCGTTACCGCCTAATGTACCACCTCCTCCAAGCAATCAAGGCCGTCCGTTCTGATGGCACGACCGCGCATCTATGATCGCATCGACAAGTTGGCGCGCTACACACCGGCTTGCGTCGAGCTTGGCTTACGTGAGATGGGCTGCGACATGAAGATAGGCCCGAAGGAAGCGGTGCTGCGATGCTGCTTTCACAACGACAAAGGCAAGCCGAACCTGTACGTCAATCTCGACGACAAACCCGGCGTTTATCATTGCTTTGCATGCAACGCAGCCGGGAGCTTCGAGGGCTTCGTGATGGGTTACATGTCGTGGCCGATGTTCAAGGCCGTGATGCAGTGCCGCGAATGGGCGCGGCGGGTGGTGAACGAGCCGCCCCCGGAAACGCTGCCGAAGCTGGTGACATTGTCGGATGAGGATCGCCTAGCTCCATACCGCTACCGGCATGCTTACGTCTATGAGCGCGGGTTGACCGAGGCCACGGCCCAGCGATTCGACATCGGCTATGATCGCACAGCGAATGCGATCACGATCCCTTGGTTCTCGTCGAACGGCTCGCTCGTTGCGATTAAGCGGCGCAGTATTCTCTCGAAGTATTACATCTTCGAGGCCGGTTCCGATCTCAGTGCGACGTTGTTTGGCTTGAGTCATGTGCGTCAGCATGCGTATTTGTGGATCGTCGAAGGCGAGTTCGATGCGATGTTCATGGATCAATGCTTTCGCATCGCACACTTTGATAATCATCATGCGACTGCGCTCGGCGGCAAGTATCTTCATGATGAGCAAATCACCGCGTTGTGCCGACGTGAGCCGGTATCCATTGTTCTCATGTTAGACAACGACAGTGCTGGCAGGGAAGCGCAGGCACTTGTCAAGCGTCGGCTGCTGTCGAGAGCGGTCGTTGTTGATGCGCCGTATCCGTCCGAGGATACGCACGATCCAAACGGTTTATCATTCGAGCAAGTCATTCAACTTGCACACCTAACAGCGAAAGGCAAATAGCAAATGGCACGTGGTCTACAAGCAGCGATGCGTATGCACGAGGAGAACTCGGGCATGGGATATACACCTTTCAAGATCGAGAAAGACAAGGGTACCGAGCAGGTTCGCGTATTGCGCGTTCCTGATGAGTGGGTCAGTTTGTGGATTCACAACGTTTGGGAGAAAGTAAAACCAACGCGTTGCGCTGCTACCGAACAACAGATCGACGGCGAAACGAAGGAAGATCGCAAGACATGCCCATTGTGCATGATGGACATTCCGCGATCCGTGAAGACGTATATTCCGGTGCGTGTTCGTGGTGATGATCATTCTGATCGGGTGCAAATGATCGTGTATGGTCGCGATCACTTTGCACAGGTCGCAAACGTTCTTGACAACTTGCCGCAAGGTAAGGACATCACGATGTTTGACATCAAGATCGTTCGCAAAGGTGAGAAGCTGAACACGACGTACTTCTGGAACGTCGTCGCCGATCCTGATCTCGCTCGTCCGTTGAACGAAGCGGAGCTTGAGCTTGTCATACCGGACATGGAAGAACTCATCGAGGTGAAGCAGGAACACGAGTTGCTTCGACGCGCAAACGGATTCGCACAAGCCGAGGCAGCAACGCCGGTTGAAGCGGGGTCAAGTAACGGTAAGAAAACTCCGTTTTAATGCGGTGGTGTCGTGACTGTTGTGTTGTGCGTGTCAAGCTCAACACAACAGTCTGTTCCGGTTGCCGCAAGAAGCGGCGCAACTTTGCTAATAGTGTCTATGAAGAACGAGCGCACCGTGCAAACAATGGAACTATTCGAGTTCTTGCCAAAGCCTAAAGGCGACAAGAAGGTACTTCGCGAGCTAACGAAGCGCGAACGAACCGCAGTTGTCCCGCTAAACTTCACGTTTGTTCAGAACGTGGAGCAAATGCAAGCCTGTGTGCGAGCAATCGCTACTGCGCGCAAGTTTGTGTTCGATCTTGAAACGACCGGCGTTGATTGGGTTGATTGGTCGGTATGTATCGGTATAGCCGTTCGTGTCAACGCTAAGCAAGTCAGGGCGTGGATCATTCCGACGAGTATGCAGTATGCGGCGCGTAACTTCACGCCTGCCGAGATCAGAGACACGTTTCGGGAGTTCTTCGAGGACACTGGCATTACGAAGGTCGGACACAACATCAAGTTCGACATGCATAAGCTCTACAATACCTACGGCATCGAAACGTTGGGGCCAATCGAGGATGTCATGGTCGCCCAGCATCTACTCAACGAGAACGAGCGTCATGGCTTGGCAGCAATCGCAAAGAACTGGCTTAAGATCGACTCGTGGAAGTTCAAGCAAGACGGTCATTTCAATGTATGGCCGCTCAAGATGGCAACAACGTATCTCGGTTCCGATTGTGAACTAACATTGCGTGTTCATGAGTGGCAGAACTGTGAAGCGGAGGGCACGTTTCCGGTGCTGCCCGAACTCGCCAAGCTGTACTACGAAGTAGAGTTGCCAAACGTCGAGATCGCGTACGGCATGGAGCAGGCCGGTATCGGTTGGGATGGCGAGTATTTCGAGAAAGTCGTTAAGCCGGAAGTTCAAAGTAAACGTTCAGCAGCAAAACTCCGTGTGCAGGAAGTGATTGGGCCGGTGAATCTCGACAGTCCAAGTCAAGTTGCGAACGCGTTCTTCAATGGACTCGGACTAGATCGCATCGACGGCAACAGTCTCGACAAGAAGGTTCTCCGTAAGCTACGTGATTCACATCCGGTGATCGCACACTTCGAGGAGTATCGAAAGTATTCAACGTTGGATCGCATGTTTGTGAACGAGCTACCACTGCATGTTGTCAATGGTCGCATCCATCCAAGTTTCCGCACACTCGGCACAAAAACAGGACGATATTCTTGCAGTAAACCGAATCTTCAACAATTACCGAAAGCGTCCATTGGGCCGCTCATTCGTCGTGCATTTATTCCGTCACCCGGTTGTGTTCTCGTCACGATGGACTATGGGCAGATCGAGCTTCGCTGGCTCGCTGAGCTATCCGATGACGAACGGCTTAAAGCTGCGTTCGACTCCGGTGAAGACATTCATAGCGCGACGTGCGTGATGATGTTTCCCGGTCAAGTCACGATGGAAATGCTCAAGTTGAACAAAGATCACCCACTACGGGTGCGCGCAAAGACGATCAACTTCGGCATTCTCTACGGCATGGGTCCGGGGTTGCTCATGGATACGATCAACGCGCAAATTAGTGATATGTCGCAATGGGTTACGCTCGACGATTGCAAGGCGCTTATTGCGTTGTGGTTCGCGACGTTCCCGAACGTTAAGAAGTACGTCAATCGAATGAAGGCGCTTGTTTACCGGCAGGGCTTTGTAACAACAGTGCTCGGTCGTAAGCGTCGGTTGCCGGATGCAAAGTTGGATGATCGTATCAAGTCATCAATGGCCGAACGTCAAGCGGTCAACGCGCCGATTCAAGGCAGCGCAGCGGATATGCTCAAGGTCGCGTCGATCAAGATTCGCTCATTCCTTCGTAAGACACACTATCCGTTCACGCTGCTGCTTGCGATCCACGACGAACTTCTCATGGAAGTGCCGACTGAATGGTTGCGTCATCATCCCGGTTCGCTCAACGAGATTCGCGACGTGATGGCGAGCGCAATGCAGCTTCGCGTTCCTGTTGTCGTATCGGTGGATACGCTTTCGCGCTGGGGTGATAAAGTATTAGACGACGAGCTTGAGTTGAAAGAAGTTGTATGAAGCTCACGGAGTTCATTCATATTGAGCGGCATGAAGCGAAAGTTGGCATGTCGTGTGAAGTCACGCCCGGTCATGTCTCGAAGCATTATGTGAAGATATGGTTCGAGCGGGTTGGCATCGCTGATGGAAAGCCGCAAACAGCCCGGATCGAGCTTAATGCTTGTCCCGCATGCTTCGCGCAATTCGCACTTGATGTGTCTCAGATAGGCCGCGATGTCAGTACGGTACACTAAGCCGCTTAGTCCGCTCGCGAAGTTTACGGCGTCGATCAAAGCGGTCGATAAGGCGAAGCGTAATCCGGCAGAGTCGCTGGTAGCGATCATCGACGCGTACACCGAGAGCGGGCAATTCGATACTTACATCACCGAACACGCAGCCGATGTCGTCAAATACCTCAAGCCGGAAACGAAGCGCGCAGGGCGGTGGCGCGCATCGGCAGCGGGGAAGTGTCTGCAAGAGCAAGCCTTCAATGTCGTGGATCGTGAAAAGCCTGGGCGGTTTAAGCGCGGCCCAGCTATCACACCACGTCGCGTAGAAACGCTGCGGGCGCTTGCCAACGGCACCTTCACCCATATCCGCTGGCACATGCTGTTCGACGCTCTCCGAGCGAACGGCGAGGTCGAAACACTGTTTGCCGAAGACCTGCGGTACTACGAAGACGGCAAGCTCTCCGGTACCGTGGATCGCGTGATCGAGTTTCGTTTCGACGGCGAGATCATACGGGCCGTGATCGACTTCAAAAGCATGAAGACAACGTACTTCGATCCGCTGCTCGAACCAGCAGACGATCATGAAATGCAGCAAATGGCATATTCACTGTTTAAGTACGATGCATCATGGTGGATGATGTTGTATGAGTGCAAGAATACGCACAAGCTGAAAGTTTATGCGCGCAAGTACGATGAGCTAAAGATCGGCAAAGTGTACGACAACTTACGCAAGCTGAATAATTGGGTTGATCTCGTGGTCGTTGGTGCAATCAACGATCAGCTTCCACGACTCCCACTCATAACGACGTGGTGTCGCTATTGTCAGTGGAATGCACCGTGCAAGGCGCTCAATCCAGAGAGGGATTCATGATGGCGCGATCAGTCGCGTGGAAGGCGTTCGAGCGCGAAGTTGCAACGTTATTCGGCTCGTTTCGCGTACCGCTCAGTGGTATCAATTCTAGGCATAATGCCGGTGATGTTATTCTGCCTGATGATCTTTCGATGCTCATCGAGTGCAAGTGTCGTGCAACGAGCATTCACTTAACGATCTTCCGTGATGCATGCCGTGATGCGGTAAAGAACGGTGTTGATCCGATTCGTACGCTGTTGTTCTTTCGGCAGAAGTCACATAAGGGTTACATTGTCACTATGTCAGGTGAAGCGTTTGAGCATATTTGGAATGTACCGGGCGTCAGAGAGTTGTTTGCAAAATGAATGGTTCCGATATTGAACATATTCTTTCCATTGTCCAAGCTGAAGTTGATAGGCAGTTTGAACCGATATTCGCTGAAACTGCGGCAATGCAGCGCCGACTCGAAGACGTAATGAATCGAGTTGAAGAAGTAGTTTTACGTATCGATTCTAAGAGTAAAGCCGATGATTGATATTGTATCAAAAAACATCATTGACAAGTATGCGTTGGTGCGAACGAGCGCCGGTCGTGCTGAGGAAGTCATTGACATTATCGTGCAGCGTTATGCAAATGATCTCGATGAGTTTGTTAGCAACGCTGAAACGTATCTCAATGCAGTGCGTGATAGCGACACGCAATCGTTCGACGATGGCACATTACAGCGAATGGTGATGCGCTTACCCATCTTGCTATATCGCGTGTGTGAAGGTCTTGATCGGGCGTCGATTGACAGCGATGTGTCGAAGGCTGCGGTCGAGGCGGTTCGCTCGCAGAATTATCTCGATGCGCCGGAAGGTACGATACCGGAGCGTAAAGCGTACGCCGATCTCAAAACGCTCGATGAGTCGGCGATTGTCGATTTGACGAAACATGTTCATTCA